CATCCCGACGTGGAAAGAAATTACCAGACTTACTGCAAACTGCCCTGCTGGAAATGATCGAGTGGTGGCGGAGGGGGGGCGGAACGCAGCCTACACCTTGAAAATACGTTCGGGATGCGCAGGAGGCGGCAAGGGTGCGCTGGTGCAGACGGAGAAAACCGGGACGCTATCGACGCTACAAGACCAGACGCTCTTCCAGCCGGTCTATTGCCTAGCGGGAAATATAATTGACCGTTCAGAAACAGCTGGCGCAAACGGAGTGGGCGTAAAGGAAAATCGAAGCTACACATTGAACACAGTTGACCGTCCAGCGGTAGCGTACAAAGTTCCGGTCTTGAACGACCAGGGCGGCGGCAAGATGGATGTGTCGTATGACGTGGTGGGAACATTGAGGGCAAATGCAAAAGGCCATGACCCGATTGTTCTTGATGCACTGCCGTTTGACACTACACAACTAACCAGCCCGCAGAACGGAAGTAACCCGCACTGGGGCGACCCGTGCCATCCTTTGGCTGCAAGCGCGCATACGCCATCCGCCGTTGTGAAAGTGTTTGATGCACGAGGAAATGGCGACGGCCAGATAGTGCCGACCATTACGGGCGACCACGAAAGAAGAATCACGGACTACACCGCTATTGCAGTTGACTTGTACAATGGAGCCGTGACGGGAGATACGGCCACATCTATCACCTGCCGGAGCATAGCATCACATTCCGGGCCGCAGGTCATGGAAAGCTATGGAATCGGGAACGGACAGGCTCATGCGTCGGTCACAAAAGAAAAGTCTGGCACACTGGACACGATGCACGATGCGCAGGCGGTTGCAATAGAACACATGGAACTGCCGAAGAAGATTGCCTGGATCGTGCGCCGCCTCACACCGACAGAGTGCGAACGTCTGCAAGGCTACCCGGACGGATGGACGGACATTGGAGAATGGACGGACACCAAAGGGAAAAAGCACAAGGCGGCAGACAGCCCGCGGTATAAGGCGCTGGGAAACAGCATCGCGCTTCCGCAATGGTTCTGGATCGTCCAGAGAATGAAACCGTACATGGGTGACGGCGCAAAGTTGGGAAGTCTGTTTGACGGCATCGGCGGGTTTCCGCTGGTGTGGGAAACAACATACGGAGCTGGGACGGCGACGTGGGCCTCTGAAATTGAAGAGTTTCCAATCGCCGTAACAAAGAAATGGTTCGGAGAACCGTAACAAAGAAATGGTTCGGAGAAAAGGAAGTGAAATCATGAGAAAGCCTATGCTGCCGACGCTCTCTCTCGCATTGAGCAGCACAGCACTTGGACTGGCAATATTCAACGGTGCGGTGCTGAACGCCAGAGTGCAGCAGCTCACGCAGGAGCGCGACATCTACGCAAGCAGGTTTCAGAACTGGTCTGACCGCGCACTCCGGGATGAAGAAACTATTTCCGCCTTACAGGATCGGCTTGATTCGATGGCAGACGGTAAGATTTATCTGGAAGAAGCAGGGACGTTTATGTGTACGGCATACTGCACGGAGCAGTATCAACACATTTGCGGGGAGGGTCACGGAATCACTGCCAGCGGCCAGCCAATCCAGGCGGACGTGACGGTGGCGGCAGACCAAACGCTTCTCCCCTACGGAACGGTTTTGTACATAGAGGGCGTGGGCATCCGCATTGTGCAGGATAAGGGCGCAGGCGTGCAGGGCTACCACCTGGACGTTGCGGTTGATACCCACGAAAATGCGCTGGCATGGAGCGGGTACGGAGAACATCGGGTGTGGATCATCCGGGAAGCGGAATGAAAGGAGCAACAATGCAGAAAGTAATTGCGATTGATTTTGACGGGACGCTTTGTGAAAACAAATACCCCGAAATCGGTCTGCCGCGCTGGGGCGTTATCTTCAAGGCTCTGTCCGAGCAGGAAAACGGCGCAGCCCTGATTCTGTGGACGTGCAGGACAGGAAAGGAACTGAACGATGCTGTGGAGGCCTGCGCAAAATGGGGTCTGACGTTCGACGCGGTGAACAAAAACCTGCCGTCGTGGGTGGCCACATGGAAAAACGACCCTCGCAAGGTTGGAGCTACGGAATACTGGGACGACCGTGCAAAGAGCACCATCGACGCAACGGACTTTGGAAAACTCGAAAGCAAGGTCAACGGGTACGAGATCGAAACGCGCCCGATTGCCTGCGGCGCGTGTAGATTTGAAACACGGGTAACGCACCAAGACTTCAACGACGGTATGCCTGTGACCGTGAACCGCTACGAGAACCTGCACGATGCCGCCAAAGGGCAATTCAACTGGATGAAGAAAGCGGAGGGTGGATTCAATAAGCTGTACGACATCCACGAGAACAAAATATATCCGAAGATCAAAAGGTTCCCGGTTAGCTTTGATAAAAATGCACCTGTAAGAATCGAACTGGAATACAGGTGCGTTTACTGCGACACAACAATACACCACAAACAGTGCGGTGGAATCCCGAACGAAAAACTCTCGAAAAAGTGTCCATTCTGCGGCGAAACAATGCTGATGAAAGATTACCGGGCGAATGCAACAAGGCAACCGTGGTGTACGGAACCGTGGCGCGAAACGCTTGGAATGATCGGAGCATATGAGAAACTGCCGATTTTATAACGGAGGGAAACAATGGAATGGGATGAAATTCAGAGCGAGTTCGACCGAGCATACGGAATGTCATGCAAGCCGTCGGGATTGCAGAAGTATAAGGCCGGACATATTTTCGACGAAAATATGTCCGTCAAGTGGAACCGCGACAAGCTGGAAGAGGAAAACAAAAAATTCAAGGACGAAGTTAGCCGCCTGAATACGGCAAAAAACAAAGCCCTGTTGGCCGTACACGAACTGGTCTACCAGAAAATACAGGACGACGTGGGGCATAACCTGTCCAGAACTGCGGCGGAAAAGATTTTCAACTACGCCTACGACGATAAACACGCATACGGTTTCCATGAAGTACGCTGGGAACTGGAACGGCTGGTTGAACTCGTGTCGGAAATTCTGGTCGAACAGAAGAAGCCGCAAAGGAACAAAAAAGATGGCACAAAATAAGTGGAGGCCGTACCTGCCACGATCAGATTCAACCAAACTTCCGCCCGTACATAAACGAATGAGCGAAAGCGAGGAAATATGATTTTCTTCATCATCGGCGTGGTCGCCGCACTGTTTGCGCTGGCAGTGCTGCTCCTGGCAAAAGAGTACAAGAACAGCGCAATTATCCCGGCGGTGGTCGCTGTGGTTATGATCGGCATTTCCTGCGTGTCCTACGTCCCTACTGGCTATACGGGCATCGTTACGACCTTTGGCAAAGTCGAGGACGGCACAAAGGACGCAGGTATTGTGTTCAAACAGCCCTGGCAGTCCATCGTGAAGATGGACAACCGGGTGCAGGAAATGAGCATGGATTTATCTGCGTTCTCTTCTGACATTCAGGAGGTCGCAACCAGCGTATCCGTTGGATACCGTATCAACCAGGCAAACGCCATGACGATTTATAAATCCGTTGGCAAGAAGTACGAGGACACGCTGATTACTCCCCGCGTGCTGGAAACGGTGAAAGCGGTGGTGGCGCACTACGATGCAAGCAGCCTCATTTCAAACCGGGATGCGGTAGCGGCGCAGATGGATGCAAAACTCCGCGAGGTGCTGGCCGAGTACAACATCGACTTGCAGTACATTTCCGTGACGAATTTTGACTTCACCGACACATTCACCGATGCGGTGGAGGCAAAGGTAAAAGCCCAGCAGGAAAAGGAAAAGGCGGAAACGGACGCAGAGAAACGCCGCGTTGAGGCTCAGGCCACGGCGGACGCTGACCTGATCGCCGCAAATGCCGAGGCCGAAAAATCCAAGGTGGCGGCAGATGCGGAGTTGTATGTGGCCGAGAAAAAGGCAGAGGCAAACCGCGCGCTGAACGACAGCCTGAACAGCAACTTGCTGGAATACTACAAGATCACCACCGTGGACTCCCTGTGGAACGGCGAACTGCCTACCTACGTTGGCGACGGCAACAGCATCCCCATTATCAACGGCATCAACTAAGTTTTTAAGGAGCCGCCCATGCGGCGGCTCTTTTTTATGAGCAAGGGACAGGCCCGCCCCGGTTCAATTCCGGGATTGCCCGCAGAGAAAAATAAAACGAAAGGAGAAAAGATGGAAAGATACAGCATAGCCCTGCGCGGAATCGACAGCTACACGAAGCAACCAATGTATCTGCCGTACAAACTCGATGCGGCAAGTGTAAAGGCCGCACTCCATGAAGCAAGGATGTGCGCAATGACGTTTTATCCGAGATTCAGAGAGACCGAAAAGCCAGACGTGGAGGTAATCAGAAAATGAGACTTGCAGCTATCGCAAAGAACATCAAGGCAAGCGGGGTGTGCGGCGTTCACTACGTCGGCCCGCTGCATGAAGTATGGATTATGACGGCACACGGAATCTACCGCCTGAACGGCTACCCGAAGCCCCTCGACCGGGACGAAACAGCTATGATGTTTGGCATCGGCCCTAAGACGATGGAGAATATCGCCTACAACGACTTCACCGACGAGGACGCAACATGGCTTGAGGGATACAACCTGACCGACAGTGTGGAGGGAGAAGTCCGGCTGGTGACGATGGACATTGACGTGTCGATTCACGGCCAGGAACTCCGCCTGCTGACGGACGAGCAAAAGAACGTGATC